GGGTTTACCTGTTCGCGGCATCAATGTGTCCGAGAGTCCTGCAATGGGAACGACTTATAAGAACCTGCGTGCCGAGCTTTGGTACAAGTGCAAGGCGTGGTTTGAGGCGCGTGACTGCATCATTCCTAATGATGAGGAGCTGGTGGCAGAGCTTGCGACTGTGCGTTACTTCTTCACGAGCAACGGCAAGATTCAGATTGAGTCGAAGGACGATATTCGCAAGCGCGGCTTGAAGTCGCCTGACAAGGCAGATTCGTTTGTCTTGACCTTTGCGAGTGATGCCACGATTGGGATGTTCGGCTCGGCTGTGTCATCTAAGTGGTCTCAGCCATTGCGTAGAAACCTGTCGCGGGTTGCATAATCTGTTCTGTCAATTTACTTTGAAGGGGTAAGTCATGATGAAGAAGTCCAAGACCGAGAAGAAAATCTCGAAGGTCTATAACGAGTTCAAGGCTGGCACTTTGCATTCAGGCAAGGGCGGTCCAGTTGTCAAGAGCAAGGCACAAGGCTTGGCGATTGCCTTGTCTTCGGCTGGTGTCAAACCTAAAAAGAAGATGAAGTAATGGCTACCTCTAACCAATACGAAGGCGCGATGCGTCAGATGATGTCCGAAGAGGACTCATCAAGCTGCCCGATTGCTACGCAAGACATCACGGTCAATCTGAAGAACCGAGCCAAAGCGATCACGGCTGCGGCTTATGGTCCTGAGAACCCCAACCTGCCTAACACGGCTTTTTGGCAAAAGAAGGCTGACACTTGGGATGTGTCTATTGAGGATGCCAAGAAGTCTCGTTGCGGCAACTGCGCTGTGTTTGTCGTGTCCGATGAGATGCGTAATTGCATTGCAGAAGGCATTGGAAACGAGGCTGACCCTTGGGGCGCGATCAAGCTGGCTGACCTTGGATATTGCGAGATTTTTGACTTCAAGTGCGCGGCTAATCGCACCTGCGATGCTTGGGTCGTGGGTGGACCTGACCGCGGTGAGTCTGGTGGCGAATATGAGGAGATGGAAGAATGAAACAAGGTCTATACGCCAACATTCACGCCAAGCGTGAACGCATCAAAGCAGGTTCAGGCGAGAAGATGAACAAGGTCGGCAGCAAGGCAGCGCCTAGTGCTGCTGACTTTAAGGCTGCTGCAAAGACAGCCAAGAAGCCAAAGAAAAAGTGATACCTATCTGCATATCCACAGTACACGGCAAGGGATTGCCTGTACTGCTGGAGTCAATCAAGCAATACGCGCCAGAGGCGTTTATTTATCTTCGCGGTCCTGAGAATGTGATCGGTGGGTATGAGAACTGCCGACTGATCTTTGGCGAGGCGCGTAACTTTGGCGATGATTACAACGAAGTCATTGATGACGCTTTGAAGTACGCGCAAGGCTGCATCGTCTGCAATGACGATGTGGTCTTAACGCCGACCAGCTACCAGCGTTTGCTTGAGGATGTCGAGATCATCAAAGAGCTTGTGCCGCAAGTCGGTTGGGTTGCAGCGCGTAGCGATTCTGTGCGTGCTTGCCAGAATATTAGGTTTAACCCTAGTGGCGACCCACTTTATATGAATCGGTTTAAGTCCGAGTCGTTCATTCGTGAAGCTGGCGTGATTGCACCGATCTTTGCTTACATCTCGCGTGATGCTTGGGCGCATGGTCGGTTTGGACCGCTGAACTGGTACTCTGACGATGTGTCCTGCTTTGACTTGAACCGTCTTGGGTACTGTCATTTTGTTTCTTCTAGCTATGTGCATCATGTCGGGTCGCAGACAGTTGGGTCTGATGTTGAGGCTTTGAACGCACAAGCTAGACCTTGGATAGAGGCTAATCGTCCTGAATATGTCGCAGACTTCTTTGGTGGGTAAATATGCGTCACACATACGGGCTTGAGAATTTGACGATACGCAATTGGGGTGAAGACTCTCAGGTGCATATTGGCTCTTTTTGCAGCATTGCTGACAGGGTTCAGTTGTTTACTGGCGGCAATCACAGGGTTGATTGGGTCACGACCTACCCGTTTGGACATATTCATCGGGATGTGTTCGATTGGCATGGCGAGGGTCATCCCGTCTCTAGGGGTGACATAAACATTGGAAATGATGTGTGGCTTTGCTCTGGCTGCACGATCATGTCAGGCGTGACTATTGGTGACGGGGCTGTGGTGGCTGCGAACGCGACTGTTGTGCGCGATGTGCCACCTTATGCCATTGTTGGCGGCAATCCTGCCGAAGTTATCAAGTACAGATTCACGCCAGAGCAGATTTCGGCGTTGCTGGCAAATCCTTGGTGGGAGAAGTCCGACCAAGAGATTCAGGCGCTTATTCCATTACTTTGCAGCAGAAACATTGATGAACTCATCCGCGCTTTGTCTTAATTTGGGTTGTGGTCGTGATTGGCGCGAGGACTGCATAAACGCAGACATCGAGCGCAGGGTCAAGTCTGATTGGTGTCTTGACATCCAAAATGTGTATTGGGACGGGGTTTTGGTCACCCGTTTGGGCGAGTTCCCTGTCAAGCGCGGGATGTTCAGCAAGATTCTGGCGAATGATGTGCTTGAGCATATTCCCGATTTGGTCAAGGCGATGACCAATTGCAAGGACTTGCTGGCTGACGGTGGTGAGATGCACATTCATGTGCCTTATGACTTGAGCCGTGGGGCGTGGCAAGACCCGACCCATGTGCGTGCGTTTAACGAGATGTCTTGGGCTTATTACACAAGTTGGCATTCTTATTTGGGTTGGGAAGATCGGTTTTTCTTGCAGCACTTGGAATTTCGTCTCTCAAAGTTCGGGGAAAGCCTAAAATTGCCACAAGATGAGGTTTTGAGGACGCCGAGGGCGGTGGACTCGATGTTTGTGATTCTGCAAAAGGGCAAAAAATGAATCCTTTATTAGAGAAGATTGAAGACGCGCTTGAAGATCAACTTGAGGCGGCTGACCCTGAGAGCGAAGAGAACGCGCCTAACAAGATGGATGACACCGAGCTTGAGGCGATGATGGGTCAAGAGATCACAGACGCTGTGTCCTACATTGACTCAGACTTGTCACCTATCCGCGCTCGTGGTACTGAGTACTACCGTGGCGACCCGTTCGGCAATGAGGAAGAAGGTCGTTCGCAGGTCGTGGCGATGGAAGTGCGCGACACGGTGTCGGCAATGCTGCCTTCTCTGATGCGTATGTTCTTCAGTTCAGAGAATGTTGTCGAGTTCATGCCCCGTGGTCCTGAAGATGTCAAGGGAGCGCAGCAAGCTACCGACTACTGTAACTATGTGTTCCAGAACGACAACAACGGTTTCATGATTGCTTACGCGACCTTCAAGGACGCTCTGGTGCGTAAGTGCGGGATTATGAAGGCGTGGGTTGAGGAAACCGAGTCTGTACGCATTGAGGAATATTCAGGTTTGGATGACCAGACATTGCAGATTCTGATGCAAGAGCCAGAGGCAGAGACTCAGATTGTCGTGTCCTACCCTGACGAAGACGCAATGCAGATGCAGCCAATGATTGACCCTGTGACGGGTCAGATGGTGCAGATGCCGCAACCTATGCTGCACGATGTGCAGATAAAGCGAGTGATTACTGACAAGCGTATTCATGTGGCTTGCTTGCCACCTGAAGAGCTGTTGCTGTCTCGTCAGGCGATGTCTTTCCAAGACTCCCCGTTCATTGGTCATCGCAAGATGGCTTATGTGTGGGAGCTGGTCGAGATGGGTTACGACCAAGACGAGGTGATGGATTATGTTGGCTCGTCCGACCTCAACGACAGCGAAGAGGCTTTGGCGCGTCAGCCTTTGAACAACCAGCAATTCCCCACAGAAAGCGCCAACCCAATGATGCAGCGCGTGCTGTACATTGAGGGCTACGCCAAAGTTGACTATGACGGTGACGGTATTGCAGAGCTTCGCAAGATGTGCTTCATGGGTTCTGGCTACAAAATGGTTCGCAACCTGCCAGCCTCTTACATCCCGTTTATTGAGTTTCCATGCGACCCCGAACCTCACACATCGCCACTTGAGGCGAATTCGATCTTTGACATCACACGCGACTTGCAAGAGATCAAGTCAGAGGTGCTTCGTAATACCTTGGACTCTTTGGCTCAGTCGATTCACCCCCGTACTGTCATTGTTGAGGGGCAGGTCAATATTGACGATGTGCTGAACAACGAGACAGGCGCTGTGATTCGCGCCCGTTCTGCTGGCATGGTTCAGCCTTTGACCACGCCTTTTGTTGGTCAAGCCGCATTCCCTGTTTTGGACTACATCGACCAGATCAAGGAAGACCGTACAGGCATGAGCAAGGCGGCTATGGGCTTGAATGCTGACGCTTTGCAGTCGGCTACTAAAGCGGCTGTGAACGCCACGATCTCTGCGTCTCAAGGTCGCATTGAACTGACAGCCCGTCTGATGGCTGAAGGCATGAAGCAGTTGTTTAAGACCATCCTGTTCTTGGTCACGACCCATCAGGACAAGCCTCGCATGATTCGTCTGCGTAACGAGTGGGTGCAGATTGACCCTCGCGCTTGGGATAACTCGATGGATGTCACGGTCAATATTGCCTTGGGCAATGGCGATGTGAACGAGAAGATTGCCACCTTGACACAGATCGCTGCCAAGCAAGAGGCGATTCTGAACCAATACGGTTTAACGAATCCTGTTGTTTCGGCACAACAGTATGTGCGTACCTTGCGTAAGGTTGTTGAACTGTCAGGCATGAAGGACGCTTCGGCTTACTTCAACGATATTCCTGACAACTGGCAGCCACCACAGAACCAGCCAAAGCCAACACCTGAAGAAGTGCTGGCGCAGGTTCAGGCTGAGTCGATCAAGGCTGACATTCAGAAGAAGGCTGCTGAACTGGAGTTGCAGCGCGAGAAGATGATTCGGGATGACGACTATCGTAGAGATCAACTGAATCAGGACTTAATGCTCAAGAAGTATGAGCTTGAGTTAAAGTATCAAACACAGATTGACTCGGCACAAATAATGGCGATTCAAGCTGTGGACAGAGAGGCTGTGAAGCAAGAAGGTCAATTGCAAGCGCAAGCGATGCAAGCTGCACAGCAACCCATCAACCCACAAGGAATGGTCTATTAAGTGAGTAATGAAGAAGCCGTAAGAAAAGGGAAGAAGGCTGAGAGTCTGATACAGGACGAAGCCTTCTCAGCAGCTTTGCTGCAAATGGAGAACGATGCCGTTTGGCTTTGGAAAAGCACGAAGCCAGAGGACAGCGTGAAAAGAGAGAGTGCGTGGCACATGGTTCAAGCCATTGAGCAGTTTCGTTTGCAGATCAACAAGATCATGGACAACGGCAAAGTGGCTCAAAGAAACATTGACCGCGCTCAGAAATCACAATAAGGAATCTTGGAAATGCAAGGAAATATCGCCAATCCTTCGGGAAGCGTCCAAACAGGACCAATGACATTGACTGATGCAGTCGGTGTTCTCGACCAAATGTTGCTGCCTATTGAGGGAGAACAGCCAGCAGAGGAAGAGACGCAGTTAACTGATGGCGATGAGCCAGAAGTTGCGGCTTCAGAGGAAGAATCATTAGAAACGCAAGACGAAGAGTCTAATGAAGAAACCAATGAGGAACAGTCCGAAGAAGATGAAGAATCTGATGAAGAGGAACAGCCACAGGTCTACACCGTCAAGGTTGACGGTAAAGAGATTGAGGTGACGCTGGACGAACTTCAGAAGGGTTATTCAAGGACTCAGGACTACACACGAAAGACGCAACAGATCGCTGAAACCCGCAAAGCGGTTGAAGCTGAAGCTGCTGCTATTCGTGCCGAGCGTGAACAGTACGCTCAATTGTTGGGAGCATTGCAACAGCAGCTTGAGTCTGCTGCCGAGCCACAAGTCGATTTGGAGCGTCTTTATAACGAAGACCCTATCGAGTGGGTTCGCCAGCGAGAGTTGTTGCGTGACAAGCAAGAAAAACTCGCAGCCATTCAGTCTGAACAGCAGCGACTTTCTCAATTGACACAGCAACAACGCATGGAAGAGATGAAAGCCAAACTTGCTCAAGAGCAAGAGGCATTAGTCGCTGCGATACCTGAATGGAAAGATTCCAAGAAGGCTAAAGCAGAAAAAGCCATGTTGATTGAGTTCGGTCAGAAGGTCGGTTACTCAGAAGAAGAACTCAAGAATGTGTTTGACCATCGTGCCGTTTTGACTCTGCGTAAAGCAGCGTTGTACGACCAGATGATGTCCAAGCGTGGACAGATCAAACCAGTTGTGAACAATGGTCCTCGACCTGCCAAGCCTAGTGCAGCGGGTAGAGTCTCTCCAACAAATGAAGCTACACGCGCAAAACAGCGTCTTGCAAAAACTGGTCGCGTTGATGACGCGGCTTCCGCAATTGCACTTCTTTTGAAATGAGGCACTTAAATGGCTATCGTAACTAACACCTTTACCACCTTTGATGCCAAAGGCATCCGTGAAGACCTGTCAAATGTCATCACAAACATCGCACCTGAAGAAACCCCCTTCATGAGCAACATCGGTCGCGAGTCGATCAGCAACTCTTTGTATGAGTGGCAGACGGATACTCTCGCGGCAGCTGCAGCGAACAAACAGCTTGAGGGCGATGACGTGACATCGTTTGACGCTGTGACTGCAACTGTGCGTATGCAAAACTACGCTCAGATCAGCCGCAAGACCATCGTTTTGTCAGCTACTGAAGAAGTGGTTAACAAAGCTGGTCGCCGTAGCGAATTGGCTTACCAAATCGCAAAGCGTGGCGCTGAGTTGAAGCGTGACCAAGAATTCACCATGTTGAATGGTGCAATCGCTGCTGCTGGTAACACCACAACTGCTCGTGGTACTGCCTCGTTGGGCGCATTCGTTAAGACTAACTACGATATGCAAACCAACGGTGCTAACCCCGACTACACCACTTTGCCTAACTCTGCTCGTACAGACGGCAATGTGCGTACCTTCACCGAAACCATCTTGAAGAATGTGATTCAAAAGGTGTGGTCTGCTGGTGGTACACCAAAAATCTTGATGACAGGTCCTGTCAACAAGCAGCGCGTTTCTGGTTTCTCTGGCATCGCTTCTTCACGCTTCAACATTGATGGTGGCGCAAAGCCAGCAACATTGGTCGGCGCTGTTGACATCTATGTTTCAGACTTCGGCAATGTGCAGGTCATCGCTAACCGCTTCCAGCGTGAGCGTGACGCTTGGGTGATCGACCCTGATTACGCTAAGTTGATGACTTTGCGTCCTTACCAACAAGTTGAGTTGGCTAAGACTGGTGACGCTGAGAAGCGTATGCTGATCGTTGAATGGGGTCTGAAAGTGACCGCTGAAAACGCTCACGGCATTGCCGCTGACTTGATTACTTCTTAATCAAACCAAGGAGAGGGGAGAGAGAAATCTCTCCCCTTTTTTACATGAACGAAAAGAAACTATTTGATAAAGATGATGTCACAGGCATCACAAAAGTCTGGCACTACGATGCCGAAAAAGATGAAGCAACGATTGAGACGCTGCAAGATGTAGCACCAATCATTGAGATGAATAAGATTGACCAGACACAGTCGGGCAATACAGGTTGGAAGGGTGAATGGCATCATGTTGCCCGTATCCCGCTTTCAATCTATTACAAGCTGAAGGCTGAAGGCAAACTGGATGATGAAGCCTACATGAAGCGTTGGTTAAACGATTCAGAAAATCGTTTCTTTCGCGTGAAAGAGGGCAATGTATGACAGAGCAAGAAGTCAACTACATTGCGGTCTGTACGCCAGCGCGTGACATGGTTCACGCTAACTACACCTTTTGCCTCGTCAACATGGTCGCGTATCACACGATCAACACACCTGACGCTGTTGCCTTGAAGATCAATCAGGGAACATTGATTCAAAACCAGCGTGCTGACTTGTGCCTTGAAGCAATGCGTGAAAACTGCACCCATGTGCTGTTTGTCGATTCGGACATGACATTCCCGCAGGACATGATTAGTCGTTTGTTGGCTCACAACGAGGACATCGTGGCGACCAACTGTGCGCGTAGGCGTATGCCGACAGGTCCAACTGCTAGGGGCATGAACTCAGAGCTGGTCTACTCGATGCCTGAGTCAACTGGCTTGGAAGAAGTCGAGTCTATTGGCATGGGTGTCATGCTGATCTCACGCAAGGTGTTTGAGTCTTTGAGCGAACCTTGGTTTGAGACACCGTGGCGCACCGATAAGCGTGGCTATATTGGTGAGGATGTTTTCTTCTGTCGCAAAGCGCGTGCTGCTGGCTTTAAAATCTACATAGACCATGACCTCTCGAAAGAGATCGGTCATATTGGCACTTTTGAATTCAAGCACGATCACACTTGGGTGATGCGTGACTTGGAGAAAGCTAAAGAGGCAAGTTGATGGCACTCAGCACATATTCGGAATTAAAGACATCGGTAGCAGATTGGCTGAATCGTTCAGACCTTACTTCTGCTGTGCCTGACTTTATTTCATTGGCTGAAGCGCAGGTCGAGCGCCGACTGCGTACCCGTCAGATGATTGTCAGGGCTACCGCAACGATTGATTCTGAATATAGTGCTGTTCCAGCCGACTTCCTTGAGGCTCGTTCTCTGAAGTTGCAGACCAATCCAATCACGCCAGTTGGCTTTGAGACGATTGACTCGTTGGATGATCTAAGCACTCGCTACACATCTTCTGGCAAGCCTCAGTTCTTTTCGATTGTTGGCGGTCAGATCAGAACTGTGCCGATTGCTGATTCTTCTTACACGGCAGAGCTGGTTTACTACGCGAAGCTGAGTAAGCTGTCTGACAGCAACACGACCAACTGGCTTTTGACCGCTGCTCCTGACATCTATCTTTATGGTGCTTTGATGCAAGCTGCGCCATATCTCAAGGATGATGCGAGAATTGGTACATGGTCGCAAATGTATTTGACAGCGTTGCAAGACCTGCAAACTGCTGATGATCGTGGCTCTACTTCAGGCGGGGCTTTGGTTGCGAGAGCGAGAACTTTAGGATAAAGGAAAGATATGTCATCTTTTAGCAATTACACCGAAAACCTGCTGCTGAATTGGTTGCTCACAACCAACTCTGCAACCCGTCCGACAGCTTGGTATGTTGGACTTTTTACCGCTGCACCATCTGATGCGGGTGGCGGTACTGAGGTAACTGGCAACGGTTATGCGCGTGTGGCTACTGGCACGATCAGCGTGTCTGGTACTGACACCACGGCAACAAACTCTGCTGCAATCGAGTTTGCTGCTGCCTCTGGCGGCAATTGGGGAACAGTTACCCATGCAGCGATCTTTGATGCTTCCACTTCAGGCAATATGCTGGCTTGGGCTGCTTTGACTACATCACGCACCATCAATGATGGCGATGTGTTCCGTATTCCTGCTGGCAGCTTGACAGTCACCTTGACCTAATCATGGCAGCATACGGCTCTGGCTATTATGGCGGGGGCAAGTACTCCTACGGGGTAAGCCTCGGGGCTTTTGCCGTATCTTCTGCCAGCACCGTAGCCATCAATGCAAAGCGCGTCTGCATAGGCGCGTTTGCCGTTTCTAGCGCCAGCACAGTTGCTGTTGCAGCCAATGTTGTCAAGTCTGGCGCTTTCTCTGTTTCTTCTAGCAGTTCAGTTGCTGTCGCTGGTCAGCGTTTGGCTGACGGTGCTGCTGCTATCTCATCATCTAGTTCTGTCTCTATCGCTGGTCTGCGCTATGCGATAGGTGCAGCAGCAATCAGCGACACAAGCACAGTTACTGTCAATGGCGTGCGTTATGCCATTGGCGCTTTTGCTTCGACTGATGCCAGCACAGTCGTTATCAATGGCATTCGTGTTGCATTGGCAGAGATGTCAATACTTGACGCAATGACGATGGTTGTTGGTTCGCAGGTGATTGTGAATCAGGCTGTCACGATTGAGGCATCAAGTTCTGTTGTCATTGATGGCGCTAGAGTTCAGTCTGGTTCATTTGCATTTGTTGACTCTTCAACTGTTGTCATCAACGGTGTCAAAAAATGGGAAAATGAGAGCGATACACCTGAGACATGGACTGCACAGCAAGACACATCTGAGGATTGGACAGCGATAGGTGATTCAAGCGTTACATGGACTGACGAGTCAGACACTCCTGAAACTTGGACACCGATCTCTGCAAATAGTAAATCATGGCAGATCGCCGCAACGAGGTAAAAAATGGCAGATACCACAACAAGCAACATATCGCTGACCAAACCAGAGGTCGGTGCTTCAACTGACACATGGGGTGGCAAACTAAACACTAACCTTGACACGCTTGACGCAATTTTCAAGGATGATGGAACAGGCAC